CGTCTTTTACTGCTGTAAAATTGTAAACACCGCTATCTTCAACTTTTGTTTGACATATACCGCTAGCATATGTAGGAATGTTTCCAAAAATAGATTGAAGTGTCTTAGGTGCTACTCCATTTGTAAAGGTAAACTCTTCGATAATTAAAACAATCGTTGTAGTCTTAACTTTTATTTTAAAATATCCCGAATCTAAATTACTATTTTGTTTAGCAATCGCAGTCACCACATCCGCTGCACTGTCTGGCAATTTCGATACATCACCGATCTTCTGATTTACAGAATACAACGCTGCCATACTGGCAATCTTATCCGGATCATTAACGATCTGGCTTACTACTGCTGCTGCAATGGCTTCAATAGCATCACTGTTTCCTTTTATTCCTTCTTCCATATGTGTCAGTCTTTCCGCTGATAATGGCGTACTGGTATCAGGCTTATTTTTCCAAAGCTGTTTTACATAAGCCGTAAAGCTGCTCAATTTCATGTTTCTATTCCTCCTTCAGTTGGATAAATATCTTTTGATGGATACAGGTCTGTATCTGGATGCAGGGTAAACAGATCCTCTCCAGGATAAAGCGTGGTTGCCGGATATAAGGTTGTCTGTGGATACAGGGTATAAATTTCAACCTCGATCTTTATCTTCCCGCCTGCAGTCACCGGGTTCGGCGTGATCGATACTGATTGGATATAAATACTGTCTGCCATTATTCAGCCACCACCTCTATACATTCCATCAAAATCTCTTCTGCTACTTTATAGGTGAAATAAAGGCGATAGGTCACACGTTTTTGCGGAGCTATCATGGCACGGATCACATCCCCATTGATCTCACATTCACCCTGGGCTTCAGTTTCATAGTTGCCTTTAAGTTCCCAGGTGGCATCCCGGATCGTGAAGGGAGCCTGATCTCTTGCGTGTATCCGAAGTCCAATGCTTTTATTTTCACCTACATAGAAATGGACCCGTTGCATCTTTTTCCTCCTTCCACTAACAGTTCTGTATAAATCTGCGGTGCTACAAGTTCAGCCTCCCATTCCGTTTCAAGAAGCTGTCCATAGTAAGGAACCGGCTCCACATGAGCACACAGCAATGCTGTATTGACTACAAACAACATCTTTGATATATATGCCTGATTACCAGCCTCATCTTCTGCCAGGATCTCCACCACATATTCCCCGTCCGTATCAAAGGGGACCGGTACATTCCACCAGTCCCCTTCTGATCGGTTCAGCTCGACTTCGCAGCCGTCTACACGGCCAAAAACACGTTTGACCATTATAGCCTCCTATTAGTCGGTAACCTCCACGCTGATCACATAGGTCTTGCCACAATCTACTGGGTTTGGATTGATCGTTACAGACTTGATCACAGGCGCTGTTGTATCTACTGTTACGGTTCTGGTAACGGTTGTAGTCTTACCTGCAGAGTCTTTCGCAACAACTGTAATGGTATTTGTACCAGTAACCAGTGTCAGTGCCTTACTAAAGGTACCATCAGATCCGACTGTTACTGTTTCCGCAGTACCACTGTTCAGCTTGACTGTTACTGTAACAGGGCTGGAAGTTGCGTCATTGGTAGTACCGGTAACAGTAACCGCAGTCTTGTTGGTAACCAGTTTATCTGCCGGAGCTGTGATAGAAAGTGTAGGTGGTACAGTATCGATCTTGAATGTAACGGTCTTCTGTGTAGCCGCATTTCCATCAAAGTCAGATGCATCGATCTTAATTGTATGGCTGCCATCTGCCAGAGCTGTAGTTGGAGTATAAGTACACTCATATCCACCTGTAACAGCTGTTTTAGTAATGCTGTCACCTGTAACCTTGCTGCCACTGTCAATGGTAATACCAATAGTTGCAGGATTAACACCAGAATCCGCATCTGTTACTTTCCACTTAATAGTTGGCTTATTGTTGGTGATATAAGATCCTGCTGTTGGACTGGTAATGGTAATAGCCGGTGCAACTTTCTCTTTTACTTTTAATTTCAGACTGGCTCCCAAGGTCGTATCTGAATCCGTCTTTGTCGTTGTATTTCCAGCCACATCCGTTGCCTTAACCGTTACCGGATAATAATGCCCGTCATTGATGGTATAACTGGACTTAGATGGAGCTGTGATCGTAGCTTCATATTTTCCTGTGCTGGAATTTAATGTTAATATAGTTGTTACGCCATTAATGATGGCCTGTACTGTTTTTACTGCCATTATTTTATCTCCTTCTTTTTATCTGTTTTCTCTAACCCACGTACAACAATCGCCGCATTACTGAGCAGTGCTGCCTGATCCGGGCCTGTTACTATAAGATGATCAAAAATATAGAGCAACGTTGCCCGCTGCTCTTCTGATAAGTTATACATGTTTTTCCTTTCTGATCAGGCTTTTCAGCCTGTCTATTTCCTCCTGCTGGCTCTGTATAGCAGCTACCAGCAGGGGAATGTAATTGGTATACGGGATTGTAAAATATCTTCCACTATGTCCATACAGAGGAAGGTTTAACCCCTGCTTTCTGCATATCCTACGGACATCCTGAGCAATAAAACCTATACCTGCATGGTCTGTCCGTTTCATATAGTAGGATACCGGCTGGAGCTGTTTTATGATCTGAAGTGCTGTTCCTGTATCTACTTTATGGATATTTTCCTTTAATCTTCGGTCTGAGTACTCATCTATTGTCCCAATGATCGTATTGGCTCTGAGCTTGTCACACCCAATGGTATTGGCGCCTATATCCGCCATGGACGCATAACAATCTACAGAAAAAGTATCCCTGCATGTAAATCTGGATGCAAGTACGGTTTCACCATAAATGGTAGCACCTGTAGCAGTGGTACCGATCTCTATATTTTTTGCAAGGACTTTACCATTCTGATCTACCGTAAATTGACCATCACCAACATTGATACTTCCCTTGAACAGACCTTCCACTACGGTCAGTTTCCCGTCTGCAGTCAAGGAAGAATAGGTGGACGTCCAGCTAAAGCGATTGCCTTTAATATCAATGCCGCCACTTTCAATGGATAATTGAGCCGATACTTCTCCCTTTTTAACCATCAGTTTTATGTTCTCTGCCGTCATCGTGATCTGAGAAGATAATTCTCCTTCTGCAGCAGACGCTCGTTTTACTTCTGCGGCAATCTGTTCTGCAGTGATCGTCAGTTTTGCCTCTGTACGTTTTTCTAGGTCCACCAGGTTTGCTGATACTTCATCTACATTTTTCTTTAAATATGCAGCCTTGCCTTTTAAGCGGATAATGTCCGCGTTGGTCCCCTGCTCTTCCTTTCGTATTTCTTCACCTGTTGCGCTATAGGTATCCTGTAAGGCATGGATCCCTTTCATCGTCCTCTTAATGATGTAAGAAACAATTGTCCCTTCTTCCGACTTGATCAAGCCGGCATCTCCCAGTTCTAAATATGGCAAGCCTTTTAGCAGATTACATTCGTAAGGAACATAAGGTCGGCTGCTCACCATTCCATAAATCCCCGCTGCGATCTGCTGTAATTCATCTGCGCCCTTGCCGTATAGCAGGAAGTTACCTTCTACTACCAGACAATTACCGGTTCCATAGATCGCACCAATATCCTCTTCTTCCTGGCGGATTTGTACCGCTTCAACGGCTTTTACCGTGTAATCTTCAAAAACACAGGATTTATACAGATTTTGTGAAATTGTTTCATCATAGACCTGCTCATTCATTTCACCTGGAACAAGAGGATATAATTCATCTGACGGATACAGATTTTCAGCTGGTGCCAAAATATAATTCGGTTGCAATGCAATATGCTGTAAAATTCCTTCCCGGTCAAAATGGCCAAACACACCATTCATCTGTTCACATGCAATCAAAGTATCCCGACCAGACAATTCTTCTACACTCATTGTCTTTTCAATCAAAATACTGTCATTTGGAAGATAAGATGGAACCTTTTCCGTCACACCAACGTACTGACATAAACTGGATCTGAATTCTTTCAATGTCATTGGAAACAAAAGATTGTTATACCACTGTGCCACATTTACATCAAATAGAGACATCTGGTCCAGACCCACAATATCCAGGTATTTTCTATCTGTTTCTTTTTCTGCGGATTTAATGATATATACTCCTAAAGGCATCCGATATCCATTAGGATATATATCATCACCTGGAAACAGGCCTGCTTCTGGCCATATTCCCTCCAGGATCTGATAAACTTTCATTCTGGCTTCTTTTACAACTTCCGTAACATTAAGAAGTGTAATTTTTAACTGTGATGCCTCGCAGCTTCCAAATTCCAGATTTTCATTACTGGACAATGCCTCATCCAGTTCCATTGTTTCCGCTTTTATGTTACTGCTTGAAAGATGCAGGTAAGGTTCTTCTTCTCCTTTGTGATAAAAGTCCAGGATCAGCTGTTTATCTGTACTGTCTGCCCGATACAGTTCTTTTAATCGTTCATCCACATTTAACATAAGCTGCCTCCCTAATATTCTGTCAACTGAATATCAAATGGCTCATAGACCATATCCAGTTTTCTTTCATTCACATGAGAGATCGTATATTCAATATCTGCGATATAAAATACTCCTGACTTATAATCCATTTCCTCATCGTTCCAATACGTGACAGATACCTTTCTTTCCCGCTCTCCTCCTGACACGATCCCCGCATCTATGATCGCTTTAACGACTATCTTTTCACCCAGATACAGTTTCCGGATCGGTACTGTCAGGCTCGTCTTATAATTCGGCGATGTCTGACGGTGGAGCAATGCCGTTGCATCACGGGATGCATCCAGTTCCAGTCTCTGATTGGGTGTACTTTTATATTTCTCCAGATACTTATTCGGAAGGACGGTATTTCCAAACTTTATAAGCCATCCTTTAAAAGCCATAGTCCTTTCTCCTTACACAAGCAGCGGATTTTTTCCCGTCTGCTTTCTTGCCAACCGGTTACGTTTTACCACATTTTCATACACTACCTTTCCATCCAGATTGATCATCAGCTGAATATCTCCACCCAGTCCAGCACCTGCCTCTTTCAAAGCTTCCAGCAATGCCTGCTTGATCGTAGACAATGGAGAGACAACTTCTGCTTCCCGGTTGTTGTCTCCAAGGATCGCCGCAAATTCTCCGGCCTGTCTTGGAACAACGGTTCCTGTAGCCAGTCTAGGAAGTTTCATCGATGAGACATTAAATCCAAAATGCTGACCACCGGCAAGGGGCACCCAGTCCGGTACATCAAAACTGATACCATTTAAACCTTCCACAATATGATTGATCGCAACTTCTACTGTGGAAATGATCCCGTTAAAAACACTCTTAAATATATCTTTTATACCATTTAAGGCCTTTTCCATATCTCCGGTAAATACGCCCTGTATAAACTCCAGGATGCCGTTTAAAGCGTCTGTTACACCTTGGGCTGCAGTGCTTACTACTGCAAGAAGCGCAGTAAAAAATCCTCCAACATTTTCAATGGCTGCACCAATAAGCGGGGCAAAACTCTGAACGATCCAGTTTAAAAGCGGCTGCAGTACCTGGTTCCATAAGACGGTTAGGGTATCTGCAACGTTTCCGGATAATTCTACAAAACTTTTAATAAATGGCTGCAAATATTGGCTTTTGACTTCTGTAAATTTATCTGCCACTTTCTGAAGTGCCGGCAATATGTATGTTTCAAATGCTTCCAGAGCGCTTTTATGGATTTCTGTAAGTCCCTCTGTAAATGCGTCAAACATAGGTGCTACATGCTCATCATATGTCTGGTTTATCTGATCAAACGCATCTGTAAACAGATCTTTAAGATCTCCCATTATCTGAGCAGCAACTCCCAGAAGCCCGTCAAATGCCTGTTTAAAACCGGCCGTATTATTTGTAAGAGGCGTCAGCAGGGCGTTTAAAAGATCCCGCCCAAGCTTGGCAAACACTTCTGTCAAACCCATGAAGGAGTTGGAAAAAAAGCCGATCAGATTTGCAGTAAATGTTTGCCCGTTTTCATCTGCAAAGACACTGAATACTTCTGCGAAAGCTGCGGAAAAATTTGCCACAATATCTGCTATGTCCCCGGTTATATCAAACATGTCTATGATATATTGCTTGATCCGTTCCTGAGCTTCTTCCAGATACTTTGCAGTGCCACCGACCAGGTTTGCTGCCAGCGTAATACCAACTGAAGCAACAGCCCCTGCGATTACGCCTAAATCATAGACCATTTTATTTCCCCAGGTACTTGCTGCAGCCTGGACTCGCGGATCTGAAAAAATATCAGACAGGCTTTCCTTAATACTCTGAAGCCCTTTCTGGATCGTAGCAAACCGGGAAGTAGTATCTCCTAATCCTACCTTAAATCCTTTGGTGAATAGACTAGACAGATCACTCCATTTCTTTTTTAATGCATCCAGGGCTTTTGACAGTGAACTGGATACTGCCACTGTTTCAAACATCTGGGACGGATCTGTTCCGGAACCACCGCCTCCGCCACCTGCATTATTTTGACTTAGGACATTTAATATATCAAAAGCTGCCAGACTATTCTTTGCATCTTTTGCTGCGCTTCCTGTCTTTTTAAGACTTTTTGCATAATCTTCCTGGGTCTTCTTAGCTTTCACAAAGGTGGATTTCCCTGTTAATGCCGCTACCAGTTGCCCGATCCAGGCCAGTGCCTGGGCTATCGCATCAATCAATGCAGTGATTGCCGGTACCGCAACACTTAAAATGGGAGCAAAACCGGCTGCCAGGCTGTTCTTTAAATACAATAAAGAAGAGGACAGACCGGATAATGTCTGGTTTGCGCTTCCGGAATATCTTGCAAGGTTTTGAAAGCCTTCCTTTGTCGCGCTCATCACTGCCATTACCGCCTGCATGACAAAACGCATCATCATCATACGGCTGATTCGGCCTAAAAGCTGCATCCCTTTCCCTGAGTTCTTCGCCGCTTTACCAGCGCCATTTACAGAGTCCCTTAATTTATCCGCGGATGCTTTTGCTTTCTTCTGTCCGGCATCTGCACTTAAAAGGGATTTTTTGTATTCATTCTCTGCCTGGATCACCTGTTGTAGCTGCACATAAGTCTGGTCATAATCTGCATTTCCAAGGGATATCCCCTGCTGCTCCATTCCCAAAAGCTTACTTCTAAGTGCTTCTTTCTGTCCCTCAAAGGAATTGGGATCAAACTGGACCGGAAGTTTAACAGGAGTGGTAAGGTTCTTTTTATAAGTACTCAGATCGGACTGTGCCTGGTTTAAAGCCTTATAGGTGCTGTCATACAAGGCATCACCAAAGCTTTTTCCCTGGCTTTCCAGATCTTTAAGTTCCTGCTTTAAACGATCAATCTTCCCCTGCAGGGAGTCCGCTGGAAAAATAACTGCGTCTGGCGTTGGATTGGTCAGTTCCTGCTTATAATCTTTCAAAGCCTGCTTGACTTTCTCCAGTTTCAGATAAGTTTCATCATATTTTTCATCACCAAAGTACATCCCCTGGCTTTCCAGGTCTTTGAGTTCCTGTTTTAATTCGCTGATCTTCTGTGCAAAATCATTGGTTGCCTTTTCCGCTTTCTCTTCTCCGGCTGCATACTTATCAATAAATTCTATTGCTACAGGATCATAACCATATGCCGAAGGATCGTCTACCTTTACCCGTCTGGCGGGTGTCGGCTCCTGTTCCTGGTATTCCCCACGATCTACTTTGATGGCATCCATCTGTTCCTGCAGGCTTTTGGTCTGTCTTTCTGCCTGTTTAGCTGACTCTGTTACCTGATCAATTCCCTCAGCTGCCTTGGAAGACTGGGCTGCTGCTGTTTCTGCCGCCTGGCCCGCATTATTAAACACATTTGAAATATTGTCAGAAAGCCTGTCAACTGCTTTGGTGAGCCTGTCAAAAGCTTTTTCCAGTGTTCCGGTTCCTTTTTCCAGTCCAGAGGTATCAATTTTTGTATCAAATTTCAGACTGCCATCAGCTGCCATATCCTCACCTCTTTTCCAGGCATAAAAATAAGACGCTGTCGCGCGCCTCAGCCTAATAACTTATTCCAATAGTCAATTTCTTCCTGTTCTTCTTTCGTATACCGTTTCTTAAGGTCACAGATCTTTTTATTGTTTCTACGAAATTCTCTTTCCCATTTTTCCAGGTGCTTACCTTTTGCCATTTTCTGCCGGATCCCAAGTACAGTGGAAAAGATACCTTCCCGGATTTCCATGAAATATCCCACAAAGGTCCACCAGTGAATATATGGGACGGATCTTACTTCGCATCCGGCCACCTGGTTGATAGCCGGAAACAGGATCGGCTCATCCTGCTCCCAGTCCATCACCTTGACCGGCATTATATCCTCTTCATCTTCCTGGCCACAGTCCAGGAACCAGAGCGCCTTTTTAGCTGCCTCTTCATAAAGTTCCTTTGGCATATCTGTCCAGCCTTCATACAGGATCTTACACATAACCACGTGAGCTTCTTCTACCGTAAGCTCTGGATCATTAAACGCCTGCATGATCACCAGGATATCCCTGTAGTCCGTTCTGATCTTCCATTCCTTTTTGCCTACCTTAAGAGTGACAGGAAGCTGGCCTAACCGGATCATTTTGTATAGCCGGCCGTATACTTCTGGATCCGCTTATTGCTTGCCTCTACTCCGGCTTTCATGTTTTTCTTGATGATCGGCATCAGACCGTTCATAACGGACTCAAACAGGAGCTTTCCGCCTTTTACTGGTGAAAATGGAGACTGACCATTAAACAGCGTGTCATAAACGTCTGCGTTAAAAATAGCATTAAAACAGTCTTTTACGCCCTGCTCTGCTTTCTTCCACTCAATACTTGCATTTTCATCTGTTGGATCTACGGTACCGTCCTCCAAAAGCTTGACGTTGCCCTGAAGCTCATCTTTCACATGCCCCAGCTTCTCCATTTCATCCATGCAGCGCTGCCACATATTCAGATCAGAAGGATTAATCCGGATCACACGGTCCGGATCATCATTTATCATGTACTCCTTATAACCTTCATCAAATTTAAGGCTTTCCATATATAGTCTCCTTATTCACTGTCAGGTGTAAACGTCTTTATTTCTAAGGCAAAAGTTCCCTTTACTCTGTTGCCTGTATGATGTACATTAAACGGGATCTGATAACCGGTGGTATCTCCGCCATAGCTTGACACTTCAATAATCACATCTTCGCGATAAGCCACATAAGAGCCTGCTGCTCCAGATGCCGACTCCCAAAGGTGTACTTCAACAACGGTAGTTTTTAAGTCATCTAGGGTCTGACGTTCATCAATGATCCCCTGAAGCCGTTCAAACATAGGATCACCCACAACCGCATAAAACGGATCTGCCGTAGCCTGTGGCTGGTAGCTGTCCAATGTAACGGATGTTTCACCCAGAATATTGTTCTTGGTATCCACATTGGCATTCATTTCTACGTTGTATTCTTCCAGGTCTTTTCCTAAACGGACATAAGCTGTTTCCTTTGTGCCCGGAAGAGCAGAGTCAATAAAGTTACCCATGAATTTTCTTTTGATCTTCTGTCCTGCAATAGGTGCTTTATCTGCCATTTATTCTTCCTCACTTTCTACTTTGTACTGGGCATAGATCTGCAGCTGATACATAACGCCCTGATCAACGGTATCTCCCATCAGGCCCATGCTCATGGCATTGGCTGTGGTTGCCTTTAAAAATGTGGCCTCTTTCACTTCATCACCCACATTTACTTCTATTCCACTCTCTTCTGGAAGCTGCTCTAGCCAATAGGCCAGTTCCAAAAGGAAATTGCTGTTTGCCAGCCGGTTGTAATCTGTAAAGGACTGTCCCACTGCATACATAACAAAGTTATGCCTACGGATCTGATTACCCAGGATATCTTCTTTCACCAGGCTGTCACCATTGCTGGACAGGCCGTAATTAACCGGATCCGGTTCTGTAAAATCAATGTGAATATCATCACCGGTCAGAAACTCGGATATCTTGGGATATTCCGTTAGTTTCTGACGCATATATTCAATGATCGTCATATCCTGCCTCCTCTGCTAAGCACTGCCTGCGCCGCCTGAAGGATATCATCCTTATGATCTGCTTTCATACGTTCAAACCATTTCTTTCCGCGCATAGGAGCACCAGCATAAGTCAGCTCTTTTCCTGTTGGTACCTTGATCTCATTTTTCTTCGCCCAGGCACTTCCAGTTGTTGGTGACACATAAAGGATGCCTTCATACAGATAATGAGCAAAAGGACCGGGAGTATTGATCTGACCAGAACCGATTGTAGTGGCAGCCACCATCAGGTGTTTCAGCTCGCCGGCCTGACGCCTTGGCATATAATCACTCATATAGCGCATACATTCACTGTCGATTGCTGCTTGCACAGGTCCATTTTCAGCAACTTTATGTCTACGCCGCATTTCTGCCGTAGAAAGCATTTTTATAACTATTTTCATGGTTACACCTCCTACTTACAGGACAGCTCATAATGCTGGACCGCTTCACTACCATACAACCGCCCATCCACAGTTGTAACTGTCACATATCCATGACTTGCTTTCAACGCTGCCAGTGACTTCGACATGACTTCTTGGCTACTGCAGTCTATTTCATCTTCAACAATGCCTTTTACGGCCAGATCTCTGCCCTGGGTAAATGTCAGCGGCTCTGTGATACTTTCCAATGGGATAACCAAAAGTACAGAAGCAGCATCACGCTGGCCTGTTTTTAGAAAAGTAGACTGCCTCACATCTTCCCAATAAACATCTTCAACCGGTATCCGGATGTATCGCATATCCTTGCCGCATTTGTGGTATAAATACAAGGTTACATCTGCATTAGTAAACATCAGCACACCCCCTGATAGCATAAGCCGGTATTTTCCAGCCATTTCTTAACGATCTGGTTTTGCTTCCTTATGGCAGCTTCTGTTAATTCCTGCGAAGATCCATAGGAAGCCGAATAAGTTCCGATCTTTTCAGAAGTCTTTCCGGATGCATTTTTTTCCGTCTTTTCCTGCCGACAGATAACCTCTGCCAGTTCACAGCAGCATAATTTTGCTTCTTCCGGAACATCTTCCATAATCGTCAGCCGTCCGAATGTATACTGATCCATGATCTGGCTTGCCTGTCTGGCATAAAAAGGAAAACCGGAGCTGATGGCCGCTTTCCTTCCAAGAAGATATTCATTTTTATAAAACTCTTCATCTGCATAAACCATCAGCTTTTTTCCTTTCTTTTATCACGCATTTTTGATAAGGGTTACATCCTTCGTTACTGCAGATGCAACCACCGTTACGGTCTCAGTGATCTGACTGTATCCGGTCTTTTTGATCTTTGCCGGATATGTACCAGGTCGCAGGTTAAATACTGCTTCGCCTGACGCATTGGTCTTTAATCTGGATCCATTTACATCTACAATAGCACCTTCAATTGCTTCCGGACTTCCTGCGTTATCCTTTACAGTAAAGGTTACAGTCTGAGTAGTTACCGGTGTTGCCGGTTCCAGATAAGCAAACGGGCAGCCTACACGGTCCTCATCCATTCTGGTTGCCGGATTTGGAAGAGCCCAACCCATACGAAATACAATACGCAGAGCTACCATATCCTGCTGAGCCAGGTTATAAACGATATCCTTAGTGATCGGATCCTGGATAACTCCCTGGTCAAGGATCTTTACAGTAACGTCCTGACGAATTGCATATACCGCCTGCTTAAAATCACCTACGATTAGTTGAGCAATGCTGTTATCATAAGCACCGTTCTGCGGGAAATACATAGGCGCACCGTCCAGTGCGTAATTAGTGGATCCCTGCATGTCGCTCTTAAAAATCGGTGTTCCGTCCGTTGCCTTGATGCCTCTTAACTTTGCTCTCATACCCATGGCTGCCAGAGCGCCAGTTGCCATGTAACCATCCTCTTCAACTTTGGAGATCACGCCATTCTCTCCCAGAAGCAGGTTGTAATAATCCGGAGTAGATCCAGGTGCTACGTTGTTGCCTGCCTGACGTGCCAGGGTGATGATATCGTTCTGCCATACTCTCGGGCGATTTACACCGAAGATGATCGCAGAGTCTACTCTCTGGCCGATTGCTTCATTTACTCTTGGAGTGATCTCACCAAAAATATCAAACTCCGCATCATCTAATACTGCCTCTGGGATCGGCACGATAACAGCCAGCTCAGCTGCATCCAGATATACGTTATCCCAAGCCTGGCGGCTGGTCTGTTTCATACCAGTGTCACCATCCACCCAGTACGCAGTTGGGAGGAAATCCAATACACGGATCCTGGTCTGGTCACTGGTCATGTTTGGCAGCTTTCGTGCCATGCTCATAAATACGGACTGCTTCGGTGCGTCCTGAAAAATGGTAGGTACTACCTGTTCGCGGATGATTGCCTCCGCATCAGATCTGCTTGTAATATGTACTGGCATAAATCAATTACCTCCTTATTCTCTTCCAAAAATACTTCTTAAGGCTTCATTTGCCCTTGTCTTTGTGTCCTCAGTTCCTTTACCGCCCGATCCAGGAGTATAAGAAACCACTTTGGGTATCTGTGTGTCCTGAAACAAATAGGCATTGTCTTTCTTGACTGCCTCCAGAGCAGTTTTAATATCCGCTTCCTGGTTCTTGCTGGCTTTCAGCTTCTCTACATCCATGAATGGCATTACCGCTTTCAGATCACGGGGCTTGTACCCTTCTGCAGTAGTCTTTAAAAGATCATTAAAGTCACGATCCGCAATCTGCTTCTGGTACTCCGCATCCTTGGCTGCCAGATCTGCGGTCAGCTTGATGACTTTTCCCTGCAAGTCCTGAACATTGACGCCCTCAAAGCTTTTCAGGGTTGTCTGGGCTGTATCCAACTGAGTCTTATAGTTATCTCTTTCTGTCTTTATGGCTTCAATATCCCTGCCATTCTCAGCCATAATGTTGTCCACCTGTTCCTTTGACAGGCCCATGTCCTCTAAAAATTTTCTCTTCATTTTCTTCCTTTCCCACTACGCTTTTTACGGGGTTGCTTCCCTTGTGCTGGTAGTTTTACGTCATTCCGGACAATTTTCTGCATAAAAATAACACGCATCTCTGCGTGCCTACTGCTCGATCTTATTACATTTGGTACACCGTCTTACATAACCGCCATAAGGACCGGAAGCCCGGCTCCAGTGCTTGCGGTAGTGATGGCAACATTCTTTTTTCTTGAAAAACCTCTGCCAGATCCATGATATAAGTCCCGTAAGATCACCTTCTTTCATTTGCGACGTCGCAATTATTCTTCATAAATCACGTCTAACCCATAAGCTATTGCGGCATCGTGTTCAATCCGACACCCTCTAGCCTTTTCCCAACCCTTGCAGAAATAAGCTGCATGGCAAAGGGACATATTTTCCAGACTTTTAGCAAGGAAACAAAGAGGTATCTGTACCACTCCACGTTCTTTCATCTTTTCATTGCTATACCATTCATCAGTAAACAGGGTGTTTACAATTTCATAACCTTTAGCTTCCAGTATCTTAATCGCCTGTTCCCTGGTTGCAATAATCTCTTCATCTGTTTTTCCAGCCATGGGCTGACTAAGCATTGCTTTCTTCATCTTCTTATCCTCTCTTTCTTAAAAATGGGCACAAAAATACCACCGGCCTACTGACTGGTGGTATTTTTTAACTTATTTCTGATTTTTTCTTTATAATCCTCAATTCCATTGTACTCATCCCAATTATATGGCGGAAATGGTGTGACAAAAGTCTCTTTCCACTTTGCCCGAAGATTTTTCATTTCATCATCCGTTTTTAAGTACTGAATTAAGTCCATCTGAAACATCCTTCATAATGTTTTAACAAATGGTATCAATAATTATGCCATTTGCATTTCTTACAAATTGTTTCCCAATCGTCTTTTTTCTTAAATCGCTCAGGAAGCTTATCTGCTTTTAAACGCCCATCAACTGCATCTACATTTTCGATACAATCAATATCCTCAATCATTTCATCCACAAGAGGACATTTTACGAATCTATCATCTTCCATGTCTCACTATCTCCAATGCTTTCAAAATGTTGTCAGAATACTCTTCCCGCTTAAATGCAGTACGGATAAATGCATCCGATGTTCTTACGTATGCAGCTCCATCTTCACTGTAATACCGCTCGAACTGCCCCTTCCAGACGGTCTCTGAAAATGATGCCCGGCGGATAAAATCTTTTGCTTCGTCAAAAGTTACTTCATGCTGCCGTTCATCGTTAATGTGTTCGCTGTCAAAGCTGAGTTTTTCAAAATCCACTTTGCTCAGGTGAACTACCCATTGTCTAAAGCCAATGGGCTTCCTGCTTCCCTGACCTCGTAACCTACTATCTCCACAGGCGTTAATTCGGGCAGTTCCTGCCCTATGTTGTTATTCCTTTTATGCTATTTGTCTTAATCCTTCTTCCAGTATATTCTTCGCCGCATTGATATCCCTGTCATGATTCGTTCCACAGACGGGACATATCCATTCCCTTACTGTCAGATTTTTCGTCTCTGTATTTTGGTATCCACAGACTGAACACAACTGACTACTGGCATAGAAGGTATCTATTTTGACATATTCCCTTCCATTCCATTTTGCCTTGTATTCCAACTGCCTTGTCAGCTCATACCATGATACATCACTTATTGACTTTGCCAGATGATGATTTTTTACCATATTCTTTATCTGCAAATTCTCCGAGACTATCACTTGGTTTTCGCTGATAATCTCATGGGATATCTTGTGAAGATAATCTTTTCTGGTATTTGTTATTTTCTCATGGCATAATGCTATCTTTTTCTTTGTTTTGTAGTAATTTTGACTTTTTTTCTCTTTATGGGCTAACTGCCTTTGCAGTTTTTCCAGTTTCTTCTCGTTTTTTCTGATAATTTTGGGATTTTCGTATTTCTTTCCACCAGAAGTAATACATAAATCCTTAATACCTAAATCGATTCCTGTATTTTGGGTTGTATGTGGCAGTTCCACATGTTCTGTTTCCACTAAAACCGATACATAATATTTCCCACTCGGCACTTGTGATATCGTTGCTGATTTTATCTGCCCGCTAAACTTTCTATGCAGTTTTACTTTTACGCCTTTTAATTTAGGCAATTTTACTTTGTTTCCATCGAAATCTACTGTTATGTTGCCATTCGTAAAATTTGTTGTATATGATTTATGATTATCATGTTTACTCTTAAACTTTGGATAACCTGCATGCTCCCTAAAAAATTTCTGATATGAACTGTCCATGTTATAAATCGCATTTGTTAAAGCAAACTTATCCACTTCTTTCAGCCATTCATACTCTTTCTTTAATTCCCTGTTGCAGTAATTATTACAATCTGTTTTGCTGACAGATTTTTTCTCTTTTTCGTATCTTTCTTTCCGATATGCAAGTGTCTGATTATACACAAAACGGCAACAGCCAAATGTTTTTTCTATCTGTACTTTCTGCTCATTATTGGGATATATTCTGTATTTATATGCTTTTAACATTCGCTGCCACCTTCTTTCTTAGCCTTGATTTTCGATATACTTTTTTAGCATTTCTTCTGATACATTTCCTACACTACAAGCAAAATAACCATCTGTCCAAAATGTATGTTCTTTCCAGAAATGCTTCCGCAAATAATTCGGATAGCGTTTCCATATATGGTAAGTCGTATAACTTTTCATTAGGTTTACAATTTTACTCACCGACATTGTAGGTTCAGTTTCTATCATGTAGTGAATATGGTCTTTGTCAGTTTCCATGTATTTGATAATAACTTTGTGCTTTTGACATATCTCATATGAAAACTGCTTTATATCATCTGATACCTGTTGCGAAACCAGTAATTTCTTCCTATATTTGCAGACGAAAATAATGTGGTATTGTAATAAATATTTGTGTCTGTTTTTAGATTTCCATGTTCCCATATCATTAGCATACAATAATTCTCAGCTTTTGGCTACCTTAACCCACCGTCTAAAGCCAGTGGGATTGCGGTAGCCTTATTTCAAGATTAATCTTTCCCCGGAAACCCAATTCCTTTAACTCTGATTTTATTATAGCAATTCTCTTCCGTTTTTCAATAGCTTCCAGTTCTTCCTTGGTCGGATTAGCCTCACCAACTTTCAACCGCTCCCTCTGCTGCCGCAGGCCCATAGCCTTTGAAAATTCCACATAGGTCTTTTCTGTTAATCGCTTCCTGCATCTGGCAGCAGTCAGGTCATCTTTATCAGCTCTGGCCTTTTCCAGGAGCTTAATATCCTGTTTCTGCTTCCGGATCGTGCGTTCCAGCTTCCGCTGATACTGCAGCGCCGCATATGTATCATACTCTTTACCATGAAAGGACTTCTTTTCATTCTCTTTCCTGTTCTGCTCCACAAGCCACTCATCTGTGTATTTACGTTTTGAAATACCAGGAATAAAAGGAAAACGGATGTGGTAGCAGTTGATCCCAGCAAATCCCAGCATCTCTCCCAAACCACAGACAGTACGCATTTCAGCAGAGCTATATACTTTGCCCTGCCAGCTTTGGTGGTTCATGTATCCAGTTCCCGTGTTACGGGCTCCTAAATGCCATTCAACTTCCCAGTAGTCCGTTCCCAGCTCCTTTGCATTATGCTCATTCACCTTATCGGTCATCTGTGCAATGCCGGTCATAACGGCTCTCCTGACCGCCACCTCAATACGGTCCGACCTTCCTGATGCATAATCAACCACCCGAACGCCACTGGATGTCATTTCATCGATCACATCACCGATTGCCTGGCTGTATGTCTTAGCGCCAGTAGTGATCTTCATCACGGCTTCATCTAAGCTGCGTTCCAGATACTCAGACATAGGAGTAAATACTTTTTTCCCGTTTCCCATTGGCACATTAAAACCGGTTGTCTTTGTGATATTCTCCATGGGTCTAAGACTATCCGTTGTCTGATCCTTTACTGCCTGCACCACCTGTTTTAGCCAGTCATTATCCTCATACGGGATCGCATCCATGCCTGCAGCTTTGTAGATCTCACTATTTCTCACATAATCAGATCTTGCTGCAGTTTCATAGATCTCATCAATATCGATCCCTGCAGTTTTTACACCTTCCCGCAGGATCTCTTTGATCCGCTTCTTACTCATGCCTATGGCAGTCATACGATTAAGCAGCCAATCTGTCACCGGCGTGATCTGGGAGCATTCCCGGATCCGGTTTACGACCTCTAACATGATATCCATTTCCAATGCTGTCATGGTACGTTCTAATGGCTTCGGCAACTTTTCAAGTTCTTCCGGCGTCAATCAGATCACTCCTCTACGTTTGCTGGTTCAGGAAGGTTCTTCTGGGCCTCTTCCAGTGTCTCCCCATACCACTTGCTTCTGTACTCTGCCAAGCTCATTACACCCATGGCAACATCCGCACGATCCGTCTGACGGTCTGCCTCTGCATCCACTACAATGCTGTCATCCCAGTCAAAGGAAACCTGATAGTCATTCCCCGGCGGTACCAGACCGTACAAGGAAGCCCAGAAATTCATGGCATATACCAAATCTTCCAGAGCAGTCTGTAAAGCAAGCTGTGTATCTGACACAAAGGTATAGGAGCGCTGCTTGCTGGTCTTGATCTCCGTTGCTGTCTTATCCACATTCTGAGGATCCGAAAGCGTTCCATAAGCCAGACAGCAGGCAAACTCTATCAACTTCAACTGATTATTAAATCCATTGAATAATGCTGTATCCCGGATCTCCGGAGAAAATGTGTCTATAAAAGGCTTGTCTGATGCACCGGTGTTATACTCCACGTTACGGTATAACCTGTCCTGGCCGCCTGGGTACTCAAACTTATCCAGGTCATGGTTATACTTAAGCATTGAAGTTGCCACATGCACCGCCAGCTGTGTTCCTTCATACTCCCAGCAGATATTGGAATATCGCCTATCTCCCTCTTTGATCAGTTCCACTGCTCTGGAATATACAGATACTCCTAGCGGACTGCCTGTATCATCCGCGTTTGCAAGAGGTACCTTAAAATACCCGAACAGAAGCCGGTCAGCACCCTCCATCACTGCTTCCGGCATTAATTCTGACCACCTATCCACTGAGTTTATGCTGATCTCGCTTCCAAGGCTGTAGTCATTGGTTGCAACAAAGGCCCTGTTTGTGATTCGGATCTGTTCTCCCTGCAGCGTGTGGACTTCCAGCCTGGTATAGATCTTCTGTCCCTTCCGGAACTGTTCCGTAAATACGCACTGCTGGATCTGTCCGGAATCATCAAAAGCAAGCGGGAAGAAACAGTCTGCCTGTACATACTGGATCGCAAGACCTGTTTTTGTAACATACGGTTTTAAAATCAAACCGCCTTTCGCACATCCGTACTCCATATATCTGCGGATACTTGTCAGCACTTTTTTCTGATACTGATCATTCAGATAGGTGGCGGAAGAACCTCCTGTTATCTCCGACTTCATTTCCAGAGTAACAAGCCTTGCAACCTCAGAGGCAATAGCTGCCGGCAGCTGCGCACTCTTCACTTTCTTTCGATCCACCCATGGCGCATTATCTTCATACATGGCCGTCCATAGCTCTATCCTACGGGCCATTTCAGAAGTCATGCAGACATCAACCTGTGTATCTGAATCCTGATTTAAAACCTGCGTGATCGCAGCCAGCATTTTAGAAAATTTCATTGTTATCACCTCTATTCGTACCGGATAAACCGGCTGATGTCCCGCTCAAATGTGTACTCAAAAGCATCTAGCGTATCAATATCACTGGTGCCGTCATCCAGTCGCACATCTTCCACAAGACATTTCTTCTCGTCCCACAATGCCGTTGTTAGAGCATCTTCCAGGCTCTGGCACTGATCTTTTACATAGAAAAAGCGGTGCTGGCTAAGCATCCGCTGCATAAAACGTATTCTGTCATTGATCGTTGTCTTCAGGGCATTTTCAATCCGGATCCAGCCAAGCCCCGCCTTCCTGACCGCTGTCCTCATACCTGCGATCAGCGTCTGCTCTGCACTATCACAATAGACAACGGTAATAAATCCATACAGGTTGATGATCTTCAAGCAAAAGTCTACAAACAATTCTCCCAACTTATTCGGATCAATACTGCCATTTACGCTCATATGGCGCTCACTGGCAAGTGCCGTAATACTTTGATAAGCCCTGGAGTATGCAGTAGCAACAAATGCATGTCCTGATCCTGAACCACCAAAGTCAACACCAATATTGATCTGTAAAAGGCTTTTAGGCTTCTCATAAATTGCATATGGGTTAATGCCTCCACTGGATGTCGCATCACACATCAACTTATACACAGAACCTTCCGCAGCTACCCACAGGCCACGGATGTACCGGTCATACAAGACCGTTCCTTTATATTCCTTGCAAAGCTCATCTACAAATACCCGGCTTAAAAATGGATTATCAAAGATCTCATACTTCTGGCAGTAAATGTCTGCATCAGAGTCCAGGAACTTTTTAAACCAGTGCTGTGGGGCATCCGGGTTACAGGCTCCGTCAAAGCAGGAATAAGGCTTATCCAGACGGGATTTAAGCATGTTAAAAACATCCTGGTTCCAGTCTACAACCTCATCACCGTAACAATACTTTAATGAAGAGCCTCGGATCTTAGATACCTGGCTGACTTTCTCCGCACCCAGGCAGTAAACATCTTCCCCAAACATAGGACAGATGTTCTGGGAATTGATATCACCTACCAGCTTGGTTCCCCAGATACGCTGTAATGGTTCAATGATGTTTCGCTGGATCGTGCCTTTAGAAACGCCCAGGATCGCCACCAGCCCTTCTTTTTCGGCTCTGGCACGGATTCTCTTAGGGATCACATAATAGTCCATATAGGTCTTTCCGGAACGTGTCGCACCAACCTTAATATTCCATCGGTGGTTTGCATTTCGGAAAAACTCCTGCTGTTTATCAGAAAATGGCATACTACACAACCCCTTTTATCTCGCTAAGAACCTGGTCCAGGCGGCTCAGCTCCTCTTCATTGTCGGTACCCTTAAGTTTGTCCGTCTGGGCCTTGATCTGAGCTATGCGGGCCTTCTGCTCATCACTGGCAAGATCCCAGCGCTTATGCAGCAACTCGTCATACTGCTTAATGAGACTGCGAAGCTCCGACTGTGCCCTGGCCTGAGCCTGTAGGAATTTCCCCTGTTTATCCCAGGCATGCTGTACCTCCCAACGCTCTCCGATCACGTTGCCGTCTTTCTCCTCAATTTTCTCGATTGTTTTATCATCCCGGTCACGCACATACATGATCTGCTGTGCCCGGATAATTGCAGCATAAGCAATCTGGATCTGATCCCAGAGGACATCCAACGGATCCGTTGGCATTTCCTGGATAATAGAAACGGTCTCCTCAGGCAAATACTTGCTGAAGAAACCGAATTTTTCTGCTTTCTTATTTCCCGGAGGTCCGCCAGAACTATTATGGTTTCCTGGCTGGGCGCCCCGTTTACGTTTTTGCGAACGCTCGTTTTTCTTGCCCGAACGTTCGTTATCCCATTTATGCGTACACTTCCAACGGCGGACCGTCCCTTCCGGCAGATTTAGTTGACTTGCAATCTCAACCAATTTTTCGCCTTCCAGATACATGGCCTTCGCCTGTTCTATTCTTGGATCCGGCGTTCTGGCCATGTCCGATCACCTCGCTTTCGTCGGTTTTGGGTATAGAAAAGGAGCCACGCTGGGTGGCTCCATATATAACTGCATGCGTTTGTTATATAAAAAACTGTATAAAAGTCATTAATCCAAACACAACTGATAAAACTAACCCCACTTTAGTCATTGCGTCTTGTTTCTTACTATTTTTTTCATTCTCCATATTGCTATCTTTTAGCGTTTTTAATTCTACAGCAATACGATTAACAACGTTTTTTCCTTCATCAACTTTTTGACTTTCCAAACAATCTATCAATTGTTTTAATATTAAAAAATCAGTGCCCTTGATTTGTTCCAAGGGATTTCGTAATTGATACTCAGCCAAGAATTTGCTAATAGCAATTTTATAATCATCAATATTCTCGCATTCTACTTTTATCTTACCTGAATTTATATCTAATATATGACATTCTAATAGCACTACAACATTACTAAATTTCTTATTCAATCTTTCATTTTTCATAATGCGGTTTCTAAAAAGAATATCAATTTCTGAAATACATTCATCGTAATTTCTTGTTCTAAAATAAGTTTGCAATATGCTTTTTATAGCCCCAACCGTTGACTTATACTCAATTTTATACCGTCTTGTCTCAAATGTATCTATAATCAGCCCAAAGAGTGATATATACATAAACGCAGCAAGAACAATAACTACAATTATAAAAATAATTTCAGATTTCATTTTATTTCTCCATTTTAACATTTTTCTTTCATTTTATATCATATAATAACCATTTACAACACAAAAAGACACCCTTTCTCAAGGATGTCTTTCATGCTACCTGGAATGTCCGGGTGGAGATCCCTAAACCAGGCAAATCGGAACGGAAGGAATTGAACCCTCAACACGCTGTTTAAAAGCCAGCTGCTCTACCACTGAGCTACGTTCCAAGGGGGGAGGCAACAAGCTTTCGCCTGCTGCCTGGTGGGGTTCGACGCAAGCCGCCGGCCGTATGCCTTTGGCTTAATTCATGCTACCATAATATCACGGAAGTACCCCTCTCTAGTTACCCACTTTTTTATTTTTTCTTCTGAATCGTTCTTCTCTCTTTCCTTGAATCACTCCATATGTATAAGCCACTGAAAGCATAAATGGTGAGCATTCACATTTATATCTATCCATTAACCCTTTGAAAAAATCTCCCATATCCGTTCCTGGATATCCAACTGTAGGCTGATATCCATTTATTCTTAATTCTTCCTGAACATTCACTTTAGGCTACCCCCTGTGCAGTATCTTTAAAAAACAGATGACCATATATCATATCAAGCACGGCGGACATAAACTTCTTGCTATAATTATGCTTTCCAGCTTCGTGCATAACATCCTCACGGAATTCTTTAAATTCTTCCAAACTCATTTTGCTGCATTCTTTTTCCAGTTCTAAAACAGACGGTGCAATCTGATCACAAAATTCTGAATATGTCATTACGCCACCTCCCCATAAACAACCTTGCATTTATTGCTATTGCCATTGGAGAGCATAAGCTCAATCACAATCGGATAACCATTCTCATTCAGCCATTCCCTGACTTTCTCCAGAACACTTCCCTTATACTGAACTGTAACACCGTCATGACCATTCCGACTGTAAGCAGTTCTCACAATCTCATCTGTAAAAATATCCAGCTTCTGAATAATGGCACTGACTGCTTTATCATGTGGTCTGCCAGACTCGGAAAAAATACCTAACTCTTTGGCAATACCTGTGCAGTCCCACAATTTTGGTTCGTCTGAGATTACTGGGGCATTAACTGGATAACCTGAATCGGAATAAATCCTCATTACTTCTGCTGCTATGTACTTAGAATCCACTCCGGCATCATGTAATGCAGCTTTAACATTCTTCACCATCATGTTTACAGACGGCAATTTTTCCTTCTTGGGCTTGTCTTGCTTTGGCATCTCATAAGAACCGGTCTTGCGAAGTGTTGGAAGAACTTCATCTGCGATCCAGTCCGTGAAAGCTTCTGCGTTTGGTTTGTGGCTCTTAAACACCAGCTTATACACACCGCTTTCGGTAAGGAAATTCTCTCCTGTGTTATGTAATTTTCTAAAGTTGTATTTAGCAACTTTAGAATTTGTCAGCTTAACCACCTGTTTATCATTCATCTTAGAAACAGCAGTTTTCACTCCGTTTTCTCCAATTTCTAAACATTCACCAACGTGATACGGATTAAATAATACCTGTCCATTCAGTTCAAATACTTCTACATCGTGTCCTTCAAAAATCATTAAATTCTGCATTGCAATTTCCTCCTTGCAATTTCTGGCGGAATCACTTACAATACAAAGTGATTCCTGGGTTTACAGGTTTCAGGTTTCGAGCAATCACGTAGGTCGCCAAACTCAGCGTGACTGCTCTTTTTTTGTTTCAACTTCCGTTTTCACAAGCTCTACGATAATGTCAGTTACTGTTCTGCCTTCGTTTACCGCCAGATGCTTTAACTGCTTGTGAAGTTCGTCATCCATGATGAGCCCTACTCGTTTCATCAGTGCCCTCCTTTTAGTGTTATTTGTACTAATTCAGTTGCATATTAGCACTAATTAGTGTTTTAGTCAATACTTTTATTAAAATAATTGATTTTTAATGCGTTTTGTGAGATACTTAGTGCAAAGGAGGCATACATATGGGTTTTGGAGCTGTTTTAAAAGACATATTAGCTGAAAAGAAAATGTCCATCAAAGAACTATCTCACATTACCGGCATACCACTTAATACCCTATATTCCATTACAAAGCGCGATACGGTAAATATTCGACCAGACACCTTGCAAAAAATATCTCGTGCACTAAATATTCCCAGTAGCCAACTGGTGGATTGTCTACGTCAAAATATCTTTGAAACACAAAAGGAGCTCGAGGATCTTCAGATGCGTTTAAGAGACGCAGAGCTTGCAGAAGAATACCGCTTGGAGTGTCGTGAACATCTAAAACGTTATCTTTATGAGTTGACTAACTATCACTTTGATGATAAAGAAATCGATATTATATTATCCACCGCAGTTCTTTTAAAAAAACCACCCGCCACTGAGTAGGTGGTTTTTTCACAACATATCACGACCTTTCATAAATGTAAACCCACTAAATTGTGTACACAATTCTATAATGTATGATAAATTCTAAATCTAAATTATTTTCTTAATGAAAATACATGTCTGCTTATGAAAACTGGTGACACTATAACGCAATATAATGTCATAAAACAAAATCATTGAATTGTTTTTGTTTGTATATTCAATTTTCTATATTCCCGTTAAAACGATAATTATAAAATTTTTATAAACTACCTTTTCTGCGCCAAAAGATAGAAAAAATACCTCCTGTACTCATAAAACTGCCTTCGTCCCACTGGAACGTCCATCCATTCGTATGGTGTTCCCTCTGTAACATTTCTCAATATCCACTTGTAAATCTCAGGAGAGGCTTTTCTGGCGGTTTCCTCAATGAGTTGGATATCTTCCTGCATCATAGCATTTCGGACTGCTTCCTGGGCCGTAGAGTCACCTGACAGGTTGCTCTTAGGCATACCGTCATTTACTGTTGCCTTTAACCCATACGCATCCTGGAGCTTCTGCTTCTTTTCAGCGTACTGAATGCAAAAATACTTTAACTCGTTGTATTTTGCTCTTGAAATATTATAATCACTTAGCTTTATATCCCTACGACATATTGTATCCATTACCATTTTTCCTTCCTTACGCACTCCTTATGCATGTACAACACCGTCCCTCTCTTTGTCCTGATCCACTCTGCATCCCCATTGATCACCTTCTGGCAGATGCAGCAGATTGGGACGGGTATCTTCTTGCTGTTATTCATTTTTCCCCTTTCCTACTTCTGGCTTCCAACTGATCCAGCAAGTCCTGTATCTGGTGAACTATCAGCGGACAGGAATGATATCGTTCCATCAGGAAGCGGGCCTGCTTTACGATCTCATCCCATTCCTCTGACTGCCAGGATGGTACTGCTTTGCTGTAGCGCTTCCAGAATCCATTGTATACGTCATAATAAATCCCTTTGACCTGCTGGTCTGAAAGGATCACCACATCATCCAGTGTCATATCTCCTCTATCCTCACATAGATCCCTGGAATCTCTGCCCAGAACTTCTCGACCATCTCTGCAGCTACCAGGGCATCATCTTTCCAAAATCCGCAAGCTGTCATGCAGTCTTTTAAAAGCTTCTGGAGATTGTCTGTATCTGGCTTTGTGATCCGGTATTCACCGTCTGCATGTTTCCCTTTAGGGAAGCACCACTTGACCATCAAACGTACTCCCTGATCAAATGGCTGCTCCGGTCTGTGTCCGGCCAGATGCCCCATCAGTTTCTGCCTGGCAGCTTTCAGATCTGCCGGTTCATAAAAAACAGGCTTGCCTTTTACCACATGTACCTGTTTCTCTTGATGTGTCACTGTCGGTGGCACCATTGACATAAAAAATTTCATCTTATTTCCTTTCTGGGGGCATCTAGGTTTGGTGCCCTCTGTGTCTGTGGGGTGGGTGGTCGTCGTGCTTGACTGTCGCACGACTACCTACCCCCGCATAGAGGGGTGCGCTACACCACTATACGTAGTATAGGTCCGGCGCACCCCTTTTGGCGCACTGCGCAGGACTGCACCAAATCCAGGTTGCGCGCACCGTGCGCCGGACCGTAAATTTCTGGTTCAGCGCACCTGCGCCAGACTGCACTAGACTGCGCCATTTTTCTGGTCTGGCGCACCCTGTTTTTCCTTTCTCCTGATGTACATTTTGCCATCAACCCCCTGATATTTTTCATAATGATCTGCCAGATCTTTCTTCCTTTTGTTGCTGTCTCCCAGCCATGAAAGCAGGGTTCTTGATGATGTATCAAGCTTATCTGCAAGCTCCTGGGCAGGCACCTCACGGCCCTCAAATTCAATGTTGGCAAACTCCACCTCAAAGGAACTGAGCTTCTTTTCCTTCGCTTTTTGAGCCAGTTCTTTTCTTTTTTCCGCTGCCTTTTGCCAAAGCGGTTTCTCTGTTTCTGGCTCAATATCACTCAAGATCCCTACCTGATCAATGGTATGGACCGGATAATTGAACCAAGCATTGACTGCCGGAAACTTCGGGAACTCTCTTAAAGTGCCTTCAATACGCCACGCTGTAACGCTCCTGGCCCTTATCCTGGCTGCTTCCACCATCTTCTGAAGGTTTGCCCACTGCCACACATCCAGCTTGTTTTCGCAGTAATTGAGCATCTGGTAACTGCTGCAAAGATCATCCTGGGACAGGTCATCTTCCCATTTAAAATGGGAATCCAGATACTGTTTGCATGCTTCACATACAGCCTTATTCTCTTCCTGTTTCAGAGCCTCTTCGGACAGTTCCAGCTCGATCATATCCAGCATTGCATCTGGATCGCGGGCAAATACACCGGAACCGGAAGCACGGTCCATGGACTTCTTGCTGCCCTGGCTGCCTTTTGAATGGTGATGGCAGTAGATCACGGCCACGCCCAACTCCGTGCAGACCTTATCGAACTGATTACAAAAATTGGACATCTGGTCTGCACTGTTCTCATCACCTGTGATGACCTTGTAGATCGGATCGATGATGATGGCAATGTAATTCTTCTTGGAAGCCCTGCGGATGAGCATGGGCGCCAGTTTATCCATAGGCCGGGACTTGCCTCTTAAATTCCATATATCAATGTTATCCAGGTGTTCCGGACGGATCCCCATAGCCTGGTAAACATCCCTGAAACGGTGCAGGCAGCTTGCCCGGTCCAGTTCCAGGTTCACATACATCACACGCCCCTGTGAGCACTGCCAGGACAGCCATTTACGGCCTTCTGCAATGGCAATGCACATTTCTATCTGTAAAAAGGATTTACCCGCCTTAGAGGGCCCTGCGATCAGCATTTTATGGCCCTGACGCAGCACTCCTTCAATCAGACACGGGGCCAGTTCCGGCAGGTTGTCCCATACCTCTTCCAGGCTTTCAGGATCCGGCAGATCATCGTTGACCGACTCGATCCATTCCTTCCATTCAGCCCAGCTTTCCTTTCCAATGTTGGTATCGATCAGGAACTGTTTATTCTCTCCTCGCATCACACCTGGCATACGGGACAATCTGGACGGGTTCCGGTTCTGCTGGTCGATCTCCAGACCATTCTTCCGGCAGATGTCATAGAGATAATCTACACGCTTGCGGTATTCCGCATAATCTGCGGCATCTACTTTTACAATGGCATGAAGACTCTTCTTTCCGGAATGGACTAGGCATGCTACCGGAAGTTCCAGCTCACGGATCAACGCGTGCTGCTTGTCGATTTCCATGCTGTCTGACTCTACCAGGGCATAACGGAAGTCTGTCACGTTGTCGTTCCTTACTCCCTTTCCATCCAGTGGGTTAAAACGGATCCAGGCACCAGCCTGGGGATCATAATCTCCCAGTACACTGCCGATATCACCGCCGCAGGCAGACAGTGCTTCTATCAGCTGTCCTGCAGTACGGTCAAAGGATCCCTTATCTGCAGGAAGCCATTTATCATCCTTCTGCCAGCTCTTTACCACATAGCCAACATTCTCCCCTGCTTCAAACAGAGTCTCCAGATACCGGATCAGTTCCTTTGCCGGATCAAAACGGGCCGGCTCCCGTACCTCTTTTCCTTCCACCCAGTTCCGGTCAATGAACACGCCTTCCTCATTGGAAATGGTATCTTCCCAGCCCAGGGCATGTCCCGGATCATAGGGCGGTGTCCACCCCTGTTCCCTGGCATACTGGACGATCGTCCCACCGGTCACAGGGGAACCGTTCCCCCTAAATCCCTTCCATTTTCTCTGGCATTCCCCAGGATGATACCTGCCTGGATCTTTTCGGCTCCAGTTGTCCCACACATCCACGCTGTATCCTTCCAGTTCCAGGGCCATGCCGATATTCAACCACTGCTGGTAATCCAGTTCAGCTGGTTCTATATGATCTAAGACCTCCAACAGGTCATACTGGCTTCTTTCCATTTTCTATTTGCTCCTTAACTTTCGGGTACATAACTTTTAGGATCTATGCCTCTTGGCGCTCCTCTCCATCCACACGCGGCGATCCGGTCAATCATGTTCTTTCCTGCTTCAAACGTCCATGTTCCCACATGCTGGAACCCATATTTTTCCAGGCACCGGATCTGTTTTGGTGTAGTAAGTCCTTCTTCCTGCCGTTTGTGCAGACGATCCAGGATTAGGTTTGCCTTTCCTGCGTTATCGATCTCGTCAGGAAGGATCCCTCTCTTTTCCAGTTCCTGTTTCTGTTTATCAGAAGGTGGTGCCATTTCCCAGCCAAAGGCCGGAACATAACCGGACAGATCTTCTGCCTGTATGCTCATCTCAAACTGTAACGGATCTACCAGCTTTTTCTTTCTGGTACGCATCTCTTGCAGCTGTTTTGCCAGGGACTCTTCCCTTTCCGCGATCACATCCTCTGAAGCTTTCCTTTCCGCTTCTTCTAGGTCCATAGGGCAGCCAGCTGCTTCTTCCAGATTTTCCGTCATCTTCTGGGCTACTTCCTTCTTCTCACAGATCAGGTCTGCCGGATGACAGAGCTCATGTCGTTCTGTATGCCAGAGGAAGTCTAACAGCAGCAGGTGGTCCTTTCCTTCATACAGTCTGGTCCCTCGTCCTACCATCTGGCTGTAAAGGCTGCGTACTTTTGTTGGACGCAGCACAATCACACAGTCAACAGATGGGCAGTCCCAGCCTTCTGTTAGAAGCATGGAATTGCACAGGACGTTATATTCCCCTTTATCAAATGCCTCCAGGAGTTCTGCACGGTCTTTGCTCTCACCATTGACTTCCGCCGCTTGAAAGCCTTTCTCATTCAGGATCTCTTTAAATTTCTGGCTGGTCTTTACTAACGGCAAAAACACAACCGTCTTTCTGTCACTGCAGTATTTCATCATTTCATCCGCGATCTGATGCAGATACGGGTCCAGGGCCGTTGCTATGTCACCGGCCTTAAAATCACCGGACTGTATGGATACCCCGGACAGATCCAGCTGCAATGGGATTGTCATGGCTTTGATCGGGGATAAATAACCCTCCCGGATTGCTTTCGGAAGGGTATATTCATAAGCCAGACTTTCAAAAAATTCTCCCAAGTTACGCATATCGCCACGGTCTGGTGTCGCAGTTACTCCCAGGACTTTAGCTGCCGGGAAATGCTGCAGCACCTTCTGGTATCCGTCTGATATGCAGTGATGGGCCTCATCAATAATGATTACATTAAAATAATCCTCTGAAAACTGGGATAGTCTCTTTTCACGCTGCATGGACTGCACGGAACCTACTGTGATCCGAAACCAGCTGCCCAGACAGGTCTGCTCTGCTTTTTCTGTCGCACATCCCAGGTTCGTACTTTTCTTGATCTTATCTGCAGCCTGTTCCAGGAGCTCGCCCCGGTGCGCCAGGATCAGTACCCTGTATCCTTGGCGCACACAGTCTTCTGCAACCTTTGCAAACACAATGGTCTTTCCACAGCCAGTCGGCAGTACTACAAGGGTCTTTAACGCTCCCTTATCCCACTGCTCAAATACCGCTGCCTTCGCTTCTGCCTGATACGGTCTTAATTTCATTTAGAACACACCCGCCTTAAACTGCTTTGGTTCGTACTCCAGGTACCGGCTGACACGGTTATTCTTGCGCTTATTGCCGTTCTTGTCCACGTACTCATTAATTGTCACTTCCACCTTACCGGAAGAGCATGGCACTTCATTCCAGTTAGGCCGCAACGCTTCCCCCTTTTTCTTCTGCCCAATGCATAAGAAGAACTGGCTCAGTCTCCATTCTGCCTTTGAATTCAGATACAGGCTGTCAAATACATGGTGTTCCTTGCCGTCCTTGTCCTTGATCAGAAGATCCAGGTTCGCCATGTTGCAGGGCGCCATCTTCTCGCTTCCTCCAAAATGTGCACGTTCCATAGATACCACCGTAAATTCATAAACTCCTTCTGGAAGGGGCTCAAACTCGGTCCCTTCATTCTCGATCGCGTCATCCCAGCCGATCTCTTTTCCTAAATCTGCCATTTCTTTCATCCTCCCGATTAATTAAATACTAAAGCATCCTTTTCTTTCATTTCCTTGATCGCCGCATACACCTGGCTCCAGGCGCCTACCAGAACACCGTCCACAAAGCCCGGATTGACCTCTTCATACATGTAAAGAGGGGTATCTACGGGAACATATCCCTTGGCTTCACATACGTTCTGGATATCCCATTCGCACACATCATTGGCGATCATCAGGTCACGTAGTTTCTTTGGGATACGTGGATCCAAAGCTGATTTTTCATCCGCCTTTACATCCCCTTTGCTGTTATCCACAAGTACAGCGCCTTTCTTTTCTTCCGCAAGCTTTTCACTGCCCTTGTTACTACTGACTGGCTCTGCCTGCTTTACAGTTTCCACCGGTCTGGCTGGTGGTGTATCCTGTACCGGCTCTGACCTTTTTACTTCCTGCCTTTTTTCTGCAGGGGCCGTCCCTGGTTCCAGGATTTGCCGGATGCTTTCATATGTAAACGGTACTTCATCCGGAAGATTATATCGGTTCTTTGCGTCCCAACAGCTGTGGTGGGTGGTATACATGACACGTTTTCCGCCCTGTGCTTTGTTCTTTCCCTTCTGCGTTCCTTGGCCGTCCACATTCACTACCATGGTTTTATAATTTGCAAACAGGACCATGTCTGCCCACTCCTTTACCATAGGAGCCACGCCTTTGCTCAGCTTCATCTCCCAGCGGTCATATGCTCCCAGTTCATCCGGCTGCTCAAACTTACGCATCTTTGCGTGGGCTGTAAGGACCACGTTTACCCCCATCTTGATTACTTCTGTGAGCAGGTTCAAAAGACGTCCGAACTCTTCCTGGACATAGGTATAACCCTTACCATAGCCAAACTCTTCAATGCTGTCTTTATGGTTCTTATCACAGATCTGAGAAATGCAGAGCATTTCTGCCCAGTCTGCCGTATCAATGACCAGGGTTCTACAGATATCTGGGTGGTTCTTTATATACATGACCTGATCCATGAGCATCATCCAGCTGCTTGGCTCTTTAGTACGTGCGATATCCATATCCCTGGTGGAACCTTCTGTATCAATAAACAGTGGGTCCGGGAAGCAGGAAGCCAGCGTGGACTTCCCGATCCCTTCCGGACCATAGATCACGGTCTTCTTTGCTCCCGGCTGTTTCCCTCTAATGATCTCCATTTAAAAAACACCTGCTTTCCATTCTTTCTTTTCTTCGATATGGGACTGTCCTGCCACATACCCGTCTTCGATGATAATGCTGCACTCATCCCCTGTAGATACCCTGGTAGCGATCGCCTGGAGTCCTTCTATCTCCAGCCATTTACCAAAATCCTGAAGGGTATGCAGGTCCATCTGTTCCAGCTTGTCCATGAGCACAAAGCCGCAGTTCGGATTTAATCGGCGTACAATCGCGGTAGATACCTTAAGCTGTTCGGATCCGGACATGTTATCCCATTTCTGGCCGTTATAGACGAGTTCCCCGTCTTCAACCGTCAGTCCTGGAAGCGGCAGATCCGCTTTCTTTAACAGATCCAATTTTTTATCCCGTACTTCCTGTATCTTTCCAGTTAATGTGTTGTACTGTTCCCTGTATACCTTGGCATCTTCTTCAGCTTTGTCTTTGTCCAGATTTGCCCGTACCTTCCGATTTATTTCTTCCACCTGCGCAATATTCTGTTCCAACTCTGCTGTAGACTCATCCTGCAAGTTTTCACTAGTTGACCGGGCGATCTTAAGATCTGCTTCCAGTTCTGTCTGCTTCCTTAAAAGCTCCTGGATCTGGTCTGTAACATGTTGCATCTCCTGTTCCAGCTGATGACGCCTTTCACGCTTTCTCTGGTTTTCCCCATTCTGTGCCAGGATCTCCTGCTGTTTGCGGATCAGTTCTGCCGCAGAGACTGGAACTGACGGGACATCCGGATAATATGGCTGTTCTTTTGCGTACTTTTCTTTCTGATCCGCTGTACGTCCCACATAAGTACGCTCACTGTAAAGTTCTTTTTCTTCCTTTTCCAACTGGGCCAGCTGGTCTCCCACACCGATGATGTTTAACAGGATACCCGCCTTTTCCTTATCAGAAGCCTCCATGAACTTCGGAAGATCCAGTGCCAGCTGTTCCACAAACTCATTTAAAAGCTGCTGTCCGGCCTTCTGCCCCTGTGGATCTGTTACCTTTAATGTACTGTTCTTTCCCTTGCGCTCCACTACCAGACCATTGCTCATGACTATATGAAGGTTTGGCGGGATCACGGAGCCCTCCCTCTGAGCCTGGGACGGCCGGTATTTGTCCCCACCTAAAGCCCAGGCGATTGCATCCAGAACAGATGTTTTTCCCTGGTTGTTGTTTCCGCCAATGATTGTAAGCCCGTTCGCGGTCGGTTCGATCTTTACTGCCTTTACACGCTTGACATTTTCAATCTCAAGTTTGTTAATTTTCATTGCCATCTTGCATTTCTCCTTCTCCCTCCGTATAATGAGGGTGTGAAATATTTTTGTTTCTGGACCTATCGCAGTTGCCGCTGCCTGGGTCCTTTTTTATGTAATCTCTGCATGCCTGTAAGCGGCTTCTCTCCATGCACCGGTTCTTCCTGATGCAGGTACCGCACTGGTCTTCCCGCACAGCCATCACAGCACCTGGACCGCAAGCGCAGCCCCAAGCATCATGAATACTATCACCCACATGCCACCGGCTATAAATGTCTCCGTGATGCCTACCCAGTCCACTGGTTTCTTCTTAGGCCTGGTTGCCTGCACTGCCACATAGGACAGCTCCATGTCTGTCTGGCCGTCATAGTTCTTGATCTTTGCCATTACTTCTCTCTCCTTTCCAAGCTTTATTCATATCCTGACACACTGGATCCGGTAATCTGCTTTAACTTCTCCGGATAGATCTTGTACCGCCAGGTCTTAGTCCCTGTCTTTTGGGGACTTAATACCATTCCCAAGTCCATGCTTCCATTGCGCATGTACTTTCTTACGGCCGCTGCCGACAGCCCCAGGAACGGAGCTGCATCTTCTGGTGAAAGATATCGCTTTTCCATGTAAACACCTCCTACTCCAACAGCTTCTCAATGGGTACTCCCAGGTAGTCCGCTACTTTCTGGACTTTCCGAATACCGGGCTCATTGTCATTCCATTTGCTAACACTACGATTAGAAAATCCAAGATCCCTTTCAAGACGCCAAATGGAAATTCCCTTTTGATCACAAAGCTTTTTTACATTGTCGTATATCACGATTTCACCTCCTTGTGTTATGATGTACATGCAGGCCTAACACCTCCGTGAGAGGGAGGTGAATGCCATAAAGAAAAAATATACCTATTCAGCTGAAGAGGTCCAAACTCTTTTAGCTAAAGGATATAGACTTTTGTCCATGTCCTATTTCATAGGAGAAGACAGTCCTGCGCTGTATATCCTGGCTAAGTAATTAGCCCGTCACCCGTAAACAAGCTTGTAGGTCTGCATGTATTCCACCGTATTCGCTGTACGGTGGAATTTTTATGGGCTGGGATTTCATCCCATGTACTTTGTTAGAGAAAATATTCTCATTCCTATATTGACTTTTGTGAGAAAATATTCTATTATACAAATAGGCAATATGAATATATTCTCTTATATCCAGTCTTTTAAATTGGCGTTTATCGACTGATAATCATTGTACGAGAATGTTTTCTCTTTACACTCCCTACTATACGAGAATATTTTCTTTTTGTCAATACTTTTTCGAGATTTTTTTCTCGTATTTGAAAGGGGACTATTATGACACTCAAAGACCGAGTAAAAGCTCTTGCGCAAGAACGCGGTATTAGTTTACCTGCGCTTGAGTCAGAGTTAGGTTTTGGCAATAGCACAATCGTAAAATGGGATAAATCCACCCCTAATGCTGATAAGCTTAATGCTGTCGCCAAATACTTTAATGTTACAATGGATTATTTGCTTAATGGCGATAGCGAAATTCAAATGGAGCTCAATGCCAAAGACGAAAGAGATATAAAAAAGGACCTTGACTCTTTACGTGAAAAGCTAGAAAGCAAAGAGCTGGGGCCCGCTGCTTATGACGGTGAAGATATTCCTGACGAAGACGTAGATCTTTTTCTGGGACAGGTTGAATTAATGCTCCGCCGTTTAAAAGTAAAAAACAAAGCAAAGTACAATCCTAATAAAAACAAAAAGTAGGTGATCTTAAATTTGAATAATGAGATCAAAAAGAAAGTTTCTTATTATAGGAAAAAATTCCAGACTAATGATCCTTTCGTTATTGCAGATATGCTCGGCATCGAAACAGCCATTTGCGATATAGGATCACGTTCTGGATGCTATATGTACATGAAAAGAAGTAAATGCATCTGGATCAATGAGAACCTGGAAGGGAATGAAAAACTATTTGTTATGGCCCACGAACTCGGGCATGCAATTCTACATCCAAAGGAAAACTGCTACTTTATAAAACATAAAACGCTCTTTCTAAATTCCCGAAAAGAGCAGGAAGCAAATACCTTTGCTATAAATCTCCTGGTACCAGATGATCTAATTACGGAATATATGTGTTATCAGGAGTGTACCATAGATCAGCTTGCGCGGATTTTGGGATATCAGAAAGAACTTATTGAATTAAGGTTAAAATAGCCTATGGCATTTTAATAAAACAAAAGAAAAGAGGAAAAGAGTATGAAGAAAGTAAAGTTATTTTTCGCTGTCAGCGTTGCATCTGCTGTCCTTTCTATGACCTCCTTTGCAGGAGAATGGAAGCAGGATAATACCGGCTGGTGGTATCAGAATGATGATGGCAGTTATCCTGTAAATAGTTGGAAGGAAATTGACGGAAAACAGTATTATTTTGGCAATGACGGCTATATGTTGCACGATACTGCGACACCAGATGGCAAAAATGTAGGAAACGATGGTGCTCTCGTTTCCGCGCCGCTTTTTGATTATGATATCCAAAATTGCCACATTACATATACCAAGCATGAATTTGCTAAGGACTATAATGGTAACGACTGCTTAATTATTTATTACAACTATACAAACAAGCGTTCAGACGAATGCAGTGCTATGGGGAACTCAGCTTATATCAGCCTTTATCAAAATGGCGTACAGAAAGATCACGCAACGTTGCCGTTTGACTCTAAAAATGAAGCTGTCAGCAACCACTATAAAAACGTTATGCCCGGAGTAACGATTGAAGTGGCAGAAGCATTTAAAATTGATGATCGAAGCGAAGTAACTCTTGTTATAAATGATATTTTTGATTTTACTAGAAAATCGCCAAAGATTCATGTGTCTTTGAGCCTGTAATATTTGCAAAAGCAAAAGACCGCCCCTGCGCCAACAGGAACGGTCTCTTACATAGATTTTCTCCTGCCAGTCTCCTGGCCAGATATAAATCAGTCTCAACACCTGAATTATATCATCTCCAGGACGTCTGCGCAAGGGGCGTCTTTTTTGTACCCATTTTTACCTCAAAACAAAGGAATTTATCATTGCGACGTCGCAATCCAATCAAAGGAGAAATGATATATGCCAAGAAGAAAAAAGCACAGCCGCCTTCCCAACGGCTACGGCTCCATCCGCTACCTGGGAAAGAACCGGAAGAACCCATACGCAGTCCATCCGCCCGCAAATATTGACGGAGACCGGCCGGCAGCCCTCTGCTACGTTGATGACTGGATGAAGGGCTTCATCATACTGACCGCCTACAAGGCCGGTACTTATAAGCCTGGTATGGAAAAGGATCTGGAAGTGTTATCTGCAGACGAAAAAGATCTGGACACTCTGGCCCAGAAGCTCATGGCAGACTACAGCCTGATCAAAGGCGTAACTCCGCCAGAAAAACCTATGACTTTTTCAGATGTTTATCAACTTTTCTATGAGAGAAAATTTCGTGAAGGCAATAAACTTTCAAAAAGTAGTAGAGATTCTATGAGAGCAGCCTATAAAAACTGTTCTATTCTTCATGATCGCCCATGGAATTCTTTAAAGTCAGTTGATTTTCAGAATGTTTTAGACAACTGCCCTCTTAAATATAGCAGTATCGAATTAATACGAAACCTTTTTCGCCAAATGTGTACTTTTGCCGTAGATACTGATATTTCTGATAAGAATTACGGGCAAAAACTGACGATTAATAAAGAAGACGATGATGAACATGGAGTTCCATTTACTACCAGGGATTTATTAACTTTATGGTGCCATTCAGATAATGAAACTGTAGAATTGCTCTTAATACTCTGCTATTCTGGCTGGCGTATTAATGAAGTCCCTAAATTACACGTTGATCTGGAGAATGGCTACTACGAAGGTGGTATAAAAACAAAAGCTGGCAAAGACAGAATTGTTCCCATTCATTCCTCTGTCTATCCTCTTGCAAAACGCCGATACGAAAGATATGGCACTCTTCTGCCAATAACCACATGTGCTTTCAGGCAAAATATGTATCATGTTTTAGCACAGTTAGGTATAGAAAAGCATACTCCTCATGATTGCCGCCATACATTCTCAAAATTTTGTGAACTCTATCATGTAAATGAAAATGACCGAAAGCGCATGCTTGGACATTCCTTTGGAAATGATATTACTAACCGTGTTTATGGTCATCGTGATTTAAGGGATTTGAAAATGGAAATTGAAAAAATTGATAAAGAATGTTTTGTGACTTTATTGTGACCAATAGACCCAAAGAATATCTATTTTTTCTAAAGAGTTCAAAAGGCTGTATATTGAAGAAAACCGCATAAAACCTTGCTTTTTACGCGGTTTCCATTCAATTCCATTGCCCTCAAAACAATTACTTCTTTAAGTCTTTTTTAAATTTAATATCAAGAAAAACCTTGTATTTCCTAGGTTTCTCATTTGAATTTGTGACTTTATTGTGACTAATAGGGTAAAATTAACCTAGCGTTTTTAAGCGGATTTATATTATTTTGCAAGGCCTGGATAGTGGAGAGCACCATCCTGATCAGGAGTAAGTACCACCGGTTTGGTTGCCATGCGACCATCTTCGTCCATGTAATACCACTTACCATCAATCGCCTGCAAGCCTTTAAACATAGCACCATCTGGGCCAAGATAGTACCAAGAACCTTTGTACTGGTACCAAGTGTTAGACACCATGAAACCGGCGCCATTAAACCAATACCATTTGTCTCCATCCTGGTACCAGTCGTTTCTAACATAATTTCCAGAGTTATCATAAAAGCGCCAATGACCCTCTTCTTTTACCCAGCCTTCTCTTTTTACCGGAGTAATAAAGAGTGTCCGTTCTTCCTGGCGTCTCTTGGTAAGACCGGACAAAGCTTTTCCTCCGGCCTTGTTGTATGCCGGGATTTTATCCGCAATCTCCTCTTTTGAGCGGGATCCAGATGCAGTCAATCCATCAATAGATCCGATGTTGTAAGCAAAACTTACAAGTGCATCAAACTCATTCTGGTTCCATTCATATTTGCTGTACTTGTCCACTTTCGGACCATACTTTTTATCAACAGACTGGCGCAACCATTCATCTGCCGTTTCCTGGCTAATCCGCAGACCTTGGTAGATTGTTGTTCCGGTGATTGCTTTGTCTGCGTTTGTGGTGCCGTATCCGATGGTCCAGACACCTACTGCATCTTGATAAGCCATCAGACGGCAGCCCTCAAAACGTTTTATTAAATTCAGTCCATTATCTGATATTTTCATAGCATTTCCTTTCTTCCAAATGGTATCTTGAAAAGATTTTCTGCATATGCTATAATGCCGTTAGGCAAAAAGAAAGTATCTCATCTAAGAGACACACAAAACGAAAAGCCCAGGGACCGCAATTCCCTGGGCTTTTCTATTCCGTTTTGTATGGTGGCTTAAACCATAGGCTAGTTACCGACTACTTGTCACCGTCTAACCATTTGCAAATGAGGTGGCAAACCACACCTGCCACAACTGTGACAATAAAAGAAAGTATCCATTCCATCTAAGAGACACCCCCTTTCCTTACCGGTATAGGGGCGGTAACTTTGATATTATAACATATGCATGATTTTTATTCTACTGATTTATTGCGACGTCGCAAATGGCAGCCATAACCCGGGCTGCCTGCGGGAGATGTGTGGATCACCTCCATTCTATTTCTTGCTTGCCTGTTTGATAACCTGATGCGCTCCAGTTGCTGCCAGACCGGATACAATTCCGATAGCCGCCGCGTTGATCACATCTGTGGCTGGAAACTCTGGCATAAGATACATCCCTGCTACCCCCAGGACGCCACCAGTTACTCCGCAGACTACTGGTATCACTTCATCCTTCACTTTTTCCGTCGTCTTACATGCCATTCCGCCTAAATAGCAGATCACCGTGATCGCCGCCACGCCTGCAATTCCAAAATCCATACCTATACCTCCTGCTCTGCCGACTCATATGGTAAAGCCAGACATCTGTTATAAAGCTCTTCTCCAGTACCATTTCCACCTAATGCTTTATAAGGCCTAAACATATACTCCAAATTATCTTGTCTTCCACAGTACAATACTTTCTCTTTAAATAGAATGTACATGCCTGATAGATCCGATCATGAAGTAAGGCAAGGACTGCAGCATTGATAGCTTGTGTCTTTATTTGCTCCTTTTTTAATCGTCCTGCTAATCTATGATATGCTGTAGCCAGGATACCGGAGATAGCTGCAAAAAGCCACGCAACCCAGTGCGCCGCTATGTACTGTGTAATTGGTTCCATTAAAACTTATTCCTCCACGATCAGATCTTCGCACTCCAGATCGATTAAGACCTGTCGAACCTGAGGCTTAATCTTTTCAGGAACCTGCGCATAGGTTTTTTTGCCCTTAACAATGAGGGTCGCATAAATAACTGCCATTGTCTCCACCTCCTTCCCAAATAATAAAAAGAGCAAAAGTCTAAGCATTTAAAATTGCCTCAACTTCTGTTCTGATCTTCACAGGCACGTTTTCAATATTAATTTTCCCTTTGCGGATCAGATCTGCATATACTCTTGCCATTATGCCTCACCTCCTTCATAAAGTTCTACAATTGCCAGCTGGGTATTTGTCACTTCTTCCTCTAATGCTGCATATTTTTCACGCAAGTCCGGAAGACGAAACTCTGCAATCAGAACGGTACCTGTTATATCTTTATACTCATACACTGCATTGCCCTCTGAATCAGTGCCTGTCTGGTTTTTCTCAACTCTAATTACATAATCCTTCTGTCTGGTCATGCGACCAGCATATACCAAATCTGTCCTGGATGCCATTGTGTCCCCATTTTCATCTAAAAGCAAAATAGATTTAACGCCTGACATCACGGTTTCAACTTCTTCAAAGGTCTGCTCCCCTGGCTGGAAGATAATACATCCTCCATCCTGCTGCAGTTGATATCCGTCAGCTACTAATTCATAACTCTGAGTTCCGATTTTGATAGATTCCATAATGTTCTATCTCCTTTCTGATTTGATTTTGTGTATAATAAAAGGCCCTTTTAGGCCTTGGATTGTTATTTCTATGAAATTGGCTTAGTTTTATAGTAATTTAGAAACTCTTGGAACAAACAAACTCAACACAGATAATCATATTTCCAAGGTAGTCTTGAATGCTAATAA